ATAATCAATCACTTAGCTCGTGTTAGTGCACACTTACCGATGATTGTGTATCATTCGTGCAACAACCTACTGTAAATGAGAATCATTCGCATTTAGCCCTATATATTATAAGGTATATATTCTATATTCCAAAATGCATAAAAATAAATCCGCTATATTCCAAAATAGTCTTGACACGCTTCCATGGGTCAGGCACAGTACACCCATACCGAAACGCAGTACCATCGGGATCAGCAAGTTAGACGTGTAGCACGATAGCCACCTAGGTGAGCTTGAGCCGGAGCCGAAAGGCACACGTAAGTTTTCTAACTTGCCCTTATGCGAAAGTTTCGGGACTGGCACTTAAGGAGTAACCGTCTAGCCTAGGGTAAGCGGTGAAAGGATAGGGTAAGCAATCAGCCAGCTTGTAGCAACGCACGAAGGCGCTCACGCTTACGCAATAGAGGCGAACGTTAGATACCTCAAAAGCGATAGGCGAGTGCCTCTAGAGCCTTTACAGAGGGTTCTGGACGCACTTAACACGGAGGGCAATCAATGCAAGATTACAAACAATTAGATGAGATCGGCAAAAAGCTGAACGATACTAATTTCTGTGGTGTGATAGCACTAGCCACAGTTCTAGATATATCGTTCAAGCGTGCGAAGCGTAAACTTGAGAAGCTAGGCCGAAAACATCGCAAGGGTACGCACGATTTTACACTGCACACAGCGATAAAGAATCATGGGTATGTGTTAAAATCTGTTATGTCTCCGATGGATTGGAGGCTTACAGCTAACCAAGCACAGAAAAAATTTAGAAATGGCACGTATATAGTAACGTTCGCTGGTTCTATCTATCACGTTGCGACGCTCAAAGATGGTCGTTATAATGACTGGATAGATAAGGAGTTCAGAGGCAAGGCACCGAAATATAAAGTATTTCAAATTTACCAAGTCACAAAAAAGGAGAAGTGAAAAATGAAACTACATCACACAAAGTACAAGCAGAACATTATCAACTACTTACTGGAGGAGAACGAAACGACACCGCAAGAAATACTGGCAAGGTTCGAGAGTGAATACGGGTGGAACATAAAACGAAAAGGGAGGCGAGGGGCAATGGTTGAATGGCTCTCTGGTCTCGCTCTATCAATGCCATGCTACTATGACGAAATCATAGACTTTGCGATAGAGATGGGAAGCATTGACGAGAATCCAACCGAGAAACAAAAGGACAAAATCATAGAAAACTATTTTCCATTCATGGCGAATATAATCTTATCAATGGAGGTGTAATCATGAACATTCAGATTGAAGTAAAAAACCATTACGGGAATACCATGTATTACCCCGCTTGCGAGAAGTCTAGTCTACTGGCTAGGCTCGCAGGCACTAAGACGCTGACACCCGAAGCCATACGCACAATTAAGGAGTTAGGGTATAGCATACAAGTTAAACAACCAACACTGGAGGTGTAAGCATGAACGACGCAACAAGCAAGAACGTTAAACACATATATATAATCAAAGCCAAAACCCTATGGGCTAAGGATGGGCAACTGGTATCAACGAATGGCAAGATAGCAGATATCTGTAAATTCAAAACGCTTGAAGAAGCAGAGGGATTTATTAAGGGCATAGAGGAAAGGTTCTATATTGTAGAACGCACAATCACCACAACAGACAAGAGGCTTGACATGATCAGAGAGGAGGATGAGTAATGCCTTGGATAACTAAAGAGCGAGGGGTCTATGGTCGGCATGTGTTACGTGCTGACCTGACCGAAGCAGACATACAAGACGTAGCCGAGGCGAAACTATCCAAGGATCAAGTGTATCGTGTGATGCGGTGGCTTGTGGATACGTGGGACGCTGAGGTAGGAATGAATCTAACAGTAGTACGCAATGCAATCAAACAAATCAGATCGGAAGGCTAGCGCATAATGTTTATAGATGACGATGATGACTATGATGAGGGCTTCTTGCTGGAGTCCTCATACATAGTATGGGAACGTGAAGGTATAGGTACTCTATTCTTTTCTGAGAAGGAGGCAGTCAAGCGATGGAAGAAACTAACCAAGGGTATGACCAACGATGAGATCACCGAGTCAGACATAGACATACAGTCATTAGATCAGACACAGACCAACGTGTTTCTGTTCGAGTGTGAGACAGCAACAATCCAATAGGAGAATGAATGATAAAATTAATTTCTAAGTTGCTATTGTATTTGTTTCTTGGTTGTAGTATATTCATGACTGGATTATTAATTTTAATGTTGTTAATCGCAGTTTACTTGGGAGCAGAATGGCTATGGGTAAACTGGATACAATTCTAAGGAGGTAACATGCAAGAGAAAAACCCGTATGAGCAGGGACGTACTGATAGTTTCTATCGGCGCAGACCTAGAGCAACTGAACTGTATGTCAATGCCCGTGAGATAGCAGAATACGAAGCAGGCTATGACTTCAACGATGCACATGGAGAGTACAAGGACTATGATGACTGGGATGTGGAGGTAACAGAAGATGAGATGTAGATCGTGTAATAAAATCTTAACCGAATACGAAACAAGTATCAGATCAATAGAGAACGAGGAGTACACTGACATGTGTACCTCTTGTATCTCGTCGCTTGATGGTGAGTTAAACGTGATTGGAAACCCTACCCTCAAGCATGAGAACGAATCTATATCTGATGCACTTGATGATATCTATTTTGATATTAACTTTGACAACAACCACTAGGAGGCAACATGTACAACGATGAGTATTACGACCAAGACGGACACCAGTACCACGAACAGGTAGCTTTGCTAGAATCGTACCACGTAGGGTTAATCTCTAAACTACAAGATGTACTTGAACATGATGATTACCCTGCTGATATCATAGCAAGTCAACTTGAATCATCATTCCGCAAGCGTGGATACACACTAGTGTCAAACGAGTTAATCAACAAGCTCTTGACAGATAGTTGAATCCATGCTAAAATGTATTACTTAGTTATTAAGTAATTATTATTATTTATTATTAATTATTATTATATATTAACTATGACACAAACTAAAACACATCAACCGTGTGATGACTGTGGTTCATCTGATGCCTTGACTTACTACGAGAACTCAAGCTACTGCTTCTCATGTCACAAGCAAACATGGTATGACGATAACAGGCAGACATCTAACATGACACTAATGACTAATGACTTATCAACACCGCCACCTGATGCCGTATCCCGTACAATAGCAAGTCGTGGTATTACTAAAGCGACGTGCGAAAGATACGGTGTCGTTGAGGACAAGCACCAATACTGGTTTCCGTACCACAACGATGACGGTATCGTGGCATACAAACGACGTAGCAAAGCGGAGAAGAAGTTTAACATCACAGGACAGTGGCGAGATGCTAAGCTCTTTGGTCAGCAACTGTTCAACAAGGGTGGTAAGTACGTCACGCTAGTTGAGGGTGAAGCTGACTGTCTGGCTACGTTTCAGATGCTAGGTTCTAAGTACCCAGTAGTATCTATCCGCAACGGTGCAGGTTCAGCAGGCGCAGATGTCAAGGCTAACTACGAGTGGCTTGATAGCTTTGATACTATCGTCGTGTGTATGGACAACGATGACAACGGTATTGAGGCATCGCATCAGATCGCTGATGTCTTTGGATCAAAGGTCAAGGTATTCAAGCACGACCCTGAGTTCAAGGATGCGTGTGATTACCTGAGTCGTGGTGATGAGAAGCTGTACTTTGATAAGTGGTGGCAGGCAGAACGGTTCGTACCTGATGGTATCGTTGACGGGTCTACTCTGTGGGATGAGGTATGCAAACCTATGGAGAAAGCACTGGTCAGCTATCCGTTTGACGGACTAAACAAGCTGACGTACGGTATCCGTGAGGAACTGGTCACCATTACCGCAGGTAGTGGGCTTGGTAAGTCACAGTTCGTACGTGAGCTAGTGTTCCATGTACTTAACAACACCACTGATAACATTGGACTGATGTTCTTGGAAGAGTCTACGAGAAAGACAGCACTATCAATGATGTCACTCCATGCTAACAAACCATTGCACCTACCTGACACACCACACTCTGTTGAAGAGAAGCGTGATGCGTTCGAGGCTACGTTAGGCACAGGTCGTATGTTCTTGTTTGATCACTTCGGATCAACGGACATTGATAACATCCTCAATCGTGTACGCTATCTGGCTAAGGGCTTGGGTTGTAAGTACGTGTTCTTAGATCACGTCAGTATCGTAGTGTCAGCACAGTCTGATGGCATGGGTGATGAGCGTAAAGCTATTGACTCCATCATGACTAAGCTACGTATGCTAGTACAAGAGACAGGAATCTCTCTGTTCGTAGTGTCACACCTCAAGAGACCTGATGGTAAGGGACATGAGGAAGGGGCAGCTACGTCTTTGTCACAGCTACGAGGTTCTGGTTCTATCGCACAGCTATCCGACATCGTGATTGGCTTGGAGCGTAACGGACAAGACCCTGATGTGATGGAGAGACACACCACTCATGTGCGTGTACTTAAAAACAGATTCTCTGGTCTGACTGGACCAGCGTGTCGTTTGCTTTATGACTTAGATTCTGGTAGAATGATTGAACGTAAAGACGAAGAGGAGAATGTACTATGAGATATCAATATGGCTTGACGTTTGATGGTAAGGACTACGACCACGAGCGAGACAACGTTAGATTAACTGGACGCATGAACCGTATCTTTGAACTGATGAAGGATGGTAAGTGGCGGACTCTTAGAGAAGTATCTGACGTGTCTGGTACACCTGAAGCTAGTGCTAGTTCAGCACTGAGAGACTTTAGGAAAGCTAAGTTCGGTGGGTATACAGTGGAGAAACGGTATGTCAGTAATGGTTTGTATGAGTACAAGCTAATCATTGATGACACACAGGACGTAGACTTATGAGAGAGATTGTTATTGACATTGAGACTGACAGCACAGCATCTAAGATATGGTGTGCTGTTACTAAGAACCTAACCACGCAAGGGGTACAACTATGGACAGAGGCAGCACCGTTACAAGAATATCTGGCAGAAGAAAGCATACTGATCGGTCACAATATCATAGGGTTCGATGCCCCAGTTCTAAAAAAGAGATGGGGTATAGACACAAGCAAGCATCAACTAAAAGATACTCTGGTCATGTCAAGACTACAAAACCCACAGAGGGAGGGCGGTCACTCGCTCAAGTCTTGGGGTCTAAGATTGGGAAACTACAAGGATGAGTTCAAAGACTTTGATGGTGGACTTACTGAAGAGATGGTCAGTTACTGTAAGCAGGATGTATCAGTCACTGAGACATTATATAAGCGTCTTGCTACTGATCTATTGGATTGGGGTGAGTCAGTTGATATTGAGCATCAGGTTGCCACGATTATCAAGGAGCAAGAAGAAGCAGGATTCAAACTTGATGTTAAGAAAGCAACTGGACTTCTGGCAGACTGGAGGAAAAGACTACACCAAATTGAGGAAGAACTACAAGAAGTTTTCAGACCTGTTGTAACACGTAGGTACAGTAGAAAGACTGGCAACAGGTTGAAGGACAAAGTAGAAGTGTTCAACCCAGGTTCACGCAAGCAAATAGCAGAACGATTGATGGCTCTTGGTTGGCAACCTAAGGAACGCACAGAGAAAGGATCGGTGATCGTTGATGAGAAAGTATTGGCAACTATTAAAAGACCTGAAGCTAGACTTATTGAAGAGTACCTACTCATACAGAAACGGGTGGCTCAAGTTGAGAAATGGATTGACTATGCGGATAACACCGACAGGGTACACGGTAAAGTCATCACGAACGGAGCAGTCACAGGACGAATGACACACAGCAGTCCTAACATGGCACAAGTACCACGGGTAGGTAGTCCGTATGGTGTTGAGTGTCGTAGCTGTTGGACAGTAGAGGAAGGTAATGTACTGGTAGGTATTGATGCGTCTAGCCTAGAGTTACGTATGCTTGCACACTACATGCGTGACGATGAATACACTCGTGAGATACTTGAGGGTGACATCCATACAAAGAACATGGTTACTGCTGGTCTACAAAACAGAGATCAAGCTAAGACTTTTATCTATGCTTTTTTGTATGGTGCTGGACCTGCTAAGGTAGGTGCTATTGTAGGCGGAGGTGAAGCTGAAGGAGTTAACTTAATAGCTAGCTTCCTTGATGGTACACCTGCTCTACATGCATTGAAGGATAAGGTTCGTAGGTTATCTAAACGTGGTTGGTTACCTGCTCTTGATGGTCGTAAGCTACACGTACGTCATCAGCACTCCGCACTTAACACTTTACTGCAGGCAGCAGGAAGTATTTGTATGAAAAAAGCATTGATACTATTGCATGAGAAACTAAAATGTGGTATAATGCAAGGCTCGTTTGTTGCTAATGTTCATGATGAGTGGCAGATAGAGACTAAGAAAGAACATGCCGAATCTGTAGGCCAGCTTGGTGTACAGGCAATTCGGGATGCAGGACTCGCACTAGGGCTACGCTGTCCACTCAATGGCGAGTATAAAATAGGTACTAATTGGGCAGCAACACACTAAGGAGAAGTAAAATGCAAGACTTAAAACCGATAAAGGTAAAAGCCGATATCATGTGGGCTTTCCTTGATACACCTAACCAGATGTCAGAGAAGTATCAGGTTGATCTATGTAACCTATCTGATGGTGCTGTGTCTGCACTAGAGGACGCAGGTATTCAAGTGAAACGGAAAGATGATAAAGGTTTCTATATCGTCGCCAAGTCTAAGAAGTATCCTATCCGTACTGAGATGTCAGATGGTTCGGGCATTGAGGGTAAGGTAGGTAACGGGTCTAAAGGAGTAGCGTGGATTAAACCATACGCTTACCAGTTCAAAGGTAAGGCAGGTGTGTCCGCAGGTATCAACAAGCTAGTGATTACTGACCTCGTGTCGTACTCTGTTGATGAGACTGCTCTGGATGACAACATAGAAGAGGCACTCTAAATGGATACTCCGTCAATGCAGAATGTCAAAGCTCTCATTGACGGAGACATCCTTGTGTATCGCATAGGATTCTCCGTTGATGATCCAGAAGAAGAGAAGTTTGCTATCAGTAGGATGGGTCACTTTATTGATGAGCTATTGTCTGTTGAGGGTGTTGACACTTACTCTGGGTACATCACGGGGAGTTCTAACTACAGGTCAGAGATATCCACCGAGAATAAATACAAGGGCAATCGTGAGAACGCACGTAAACCTATTCACTATGATGCCCTTAGAGAATACTTGTTGGATAAGTGGTGCTTTGAACTGATTGAAGGGCAGGAGGCAGACGATGCTATTGGTATTGCAGTATATGATTCCCCCGTAGATACAACATGCGTCATGTCTATTGACAAAGACTTGAACATGCTACGTGGTTGGCACTATAACTTTGTAAAGCAAGACTTGTATTATGTTACCGAAGAAGAAGCAATAAAGAATTTTTACATTCAGATTCTGACAGGTGACAGGGTTGATAACATCCAAGGTCTTAAAGGTATCGGACCAAAGAAAGCAGAGAAGATACTTAAAGATTTAGTTGATGAGCAGGACTTGTTTGACGCAGTGTTAGAAGCATACGAAGATGACATTGATACATTAACTGAAAGAGCACAGCTACTATGGATAAGAAGAAAACATGGGCAGATTTGGACACCAAAGAGTTTCCAGAAATAGCCTACATTGAATGGTGGGATGCGTTGTCTGACTCAGGGTGGGAACCTCTAGGTAAGACGGACATACACCCTGTATTAAGTATAGGGTTTGTAGTAGCTGAAGATAGTTCAGCAATCACACTAGCTGCAGCATACTCTATTGACCAGTCTAACTCTAGGTTACACATACCAAAAGGTTGGATAACTAAGATGAAGAGGGTTAGGTTAAACAAGTTCTTAAACATTAGGAGAAGAAAATCAAAACCCAAAGCGCAAAAGCAAAAGGAAGAAAGCTCCAGCAATGGTTCCGAGATCAAATCCTCGAACTCTTTTCCTTTTCCAAAGACGATGTAAGATCAACCAGCATGGGTGCAGGAGGGGAGGACATCCTCTTCTCTCAATCAGCAGGTGACAGGCTCAACATATCAGTAGAGTGTAAGTCAAGGGATTCAATAGCTGTGTATAATTATTATGCTCAAGCTAAGGATAACAGTCCTGAAGGTAGAGAACCTGTGTTGGTTATCAAGCAGAACAAGTCAGACCCATTGGTAGTAATAGATGCGGTCTATTATTTACAACTACTGGAGAGAACTACATGAGACACTTAGTTATCCCAGACACGCAGTGCAAGCCTAACAACTCATTCGAGCATTTAGAATGGGCAGGACACTACGCTGTCAAGACTAAGCCCGATGTGATCGTACATCTAGGAGATCATTGGGACATGCCTAGCCTCAGTGTGTATGACGTAGGTAAGAAAGCGTTTGAAGGTAGGACATACAATGAAGATATCAAAGCTGGTAACTTAGGCATGGATACATTCATGAAGCCTATCATCGAAGAGCAGAAGAGACAGAGAGCTAACCGTAAGAAGGTGTGGAAACCTAAGAAGATATTTCTTATCGGTAACCATGAAGAACGGATAGAGAGAGCTATTGAATCCGATAGGAAACTAGAAGGACTGATAGGTTACTCTGACTTTAATCTTAAGAAGTACGGGTGGGAAGTGCATGGCTTTCTGGAAGTGCCTATCATCAATGGCATTGCATACAGTCACTACTTTACATCTGGTGTAATGGGTAGACCAGTCACAAACCCAGGTTTGCTATTGCAAAAGAAACACATGTCATGTATCATGGGACACGTACAAGATAGAGCTATCTCGTTCAGTCGCAAAGCTGACGGTAAAGGTATCACTGGTATCTTTGCTGGTATCTTCTATCAACATGATGAGGACTATCTATCAGCACAGACTAATGGTTCGTGGTCTGGTATCTGGATGTTAAATGAAGTAGACAATGGTAGCTTTGATGAGATGCCTGTGTCAATTAACTATTTAAGGAAACAATATGGACATAAAAGAAACTCTTGATAAGAGAGAAGAGCAGTACGGTCACTATAAAGTAGTAGGACAGATCAGTCAGGACATAAAAGCTGTCATGAAAAAGTCACCGAATTACTTGGTCATGCCTCTATACATGAGAGAAAGTATGGACATGATTGCTAACAAGCTAGCTAGGATACTCAATGGTAACTACTACCTTAATGATTCATGGCATGACATCTCAGGCTACGCTTCATTAGTGGTGATGACTAATGAGGATATGTATAAAGAAGATGAAGAAGAGATCCGTTATGGTGGAACTAACGATTGATGAAGTTAAACATAGGTTGATGCAGTTCAGTGAGGTTGATGTCATTGAACTGCTAGACCTAACATCCGAAGATATCCTTGATAGATTTGAGGATATCATTGAAGAGAGATATGAGATACTAATAAAGGAAATACAATGATGGATTTTTATCAGCAGTACATAGCTAAGTCTAGGTACTCTAGGTTCTTGGAGAAAGACAGCAGACGAGAGGACTGGTACGAGACAGTGGATAGGTACATGGACTTTATGTACAACCACCTCAAGTCTAAGCATGACTACACAATACCTGTTAACGTTGACTCAGAGCTACGTGAGGCGATCAAGAACATGGAGGTAGTACCCTCTATGCGTAGCATCATGACCGCAGGGAAAGCCCTTGAGAGGGACAACACAGCAGGTTACAACTGTAGTTATTTACCTGTTGATGATCCTAAAGCATTTGACGAGGCGATGTACATCTTGTTATGTGGCACAGGTGTAGGGTTCAGCGTTGAGAACAAGTACGTTAGTAAGTTGCCTGATGTACCTGAGAAGATGTTTGATAGTGACACAACTGTTGTTGTATCTGACAGCAAAGAAGGATGGGCTAAGGCATTGCGTCAGCTTATAGCATTGCTGTACTCAGGCGAGGTAGCTAAGTGGGATGTCAGTAAGATCAGACCAGCAGGTGCTAGACTCAAGACCTTTGGTGGTAGAGCTAGTGGACCAGCACCATTGAACGAACTGTTTGAGTTTGTTGTTCGTAAGTTCAAGTGTGCAGCAGGACGTAAGCTCAGTACACTAGAGTGCCACGACATCATGTGCAAAGTAGCTGAGGTTGTAGTAGTAGGTGGTGTGCGTAGGTCAGCTATGATTAGTCTATCTGATCTAGATGATGACAAGATGCGTCACGCTAAGACTGGTCAATGGTGGACAGAGAATCCACAACGTGCACTGGCTAACAACTCTGCGGTATACAACGAGAAGCCTGACGTTGGTCAGTTCTTAAACGAGTGGACTAGTTTGTATCATAGCCACAGTGGTGAACGTGGTATTTTTAATCGTGAAGCAGCAATCAAACAAGCAGCTAGGAATGGAAGAAGAGATGCTGATCAGGAGTTTGGCACTAATCCTTGTTCTGAAATTATACTCAGACCTTACCAATTCTGTAATCTTTCAGAGGTTGTTGTTCGAGAGAGCGACAGTATCTACGATCTTGAACGAAAGGTAAGACTGGCTTCAATACTAGGTACGTATCAATCTACGATGACACACTTCCCGTACTTGCGTAAGATATGGCAACGCAATACTGAGGAAGAGAGACTATTAGGTGTATCGTTGACTGGTATCTTAGACAACAAGATGCTTGGAGATAACAATGAGCAACTCAAGACTCTTCTCGAAAGACTCAAGATGGTTTCAGTTGATGAGTGCATACAGTTATCCACTGACTTGCACATTCCTTGTCCTGCTTCCGTCACTTGTGTTAAACCTAGTGGCACTGTTAGTCAACTTGTTGATAGTGCTAGTGGTATTCATCCTAGACATTCTAAGTATTACATCAGAAGGGTTAGGGGTGACAAGAAAGATCCGCTTACTACGTTCATGGTTCAACAAGGTATTCCTGCAGAAGATTGTGTGATGCGTCCAGAGTCTACTACTGTGTTTAGTTTCCCTAAGAAAGCACCAGACTCTGCTACACTACGTGATGATCTTACTGCTATTGAACACTTGGATCTATGGATGACATACCAGAAGCATTGGTGTGAACACAAACCATCAGTCACTATCTCTGTTAAAGAGGACGAGTGGGTTGAGGTAGGAGCGTGGTGCTGGAATAACTTTGATGACATCAGTGGTGTATCATTCTTACCACATGATGGTGGCACATACAAACAAGCACCATACGAAGAGTGTACTCAAGAACAGTACGAGGATCTCTTACGTAAGATGCCTAGTGAAATCTATTGGGATGAACTGATAGAGGAGGATGATAACGTAGAAGGAGCGCAGCAGTTAGCTTGTGTAGCAGGAGTGTGTGAAATATGACAAGGAGATTTAAATGTTCCAAACAGTACTTAGTTTCTTGGCTCTGTTTAACTGTTATCCTGATGCAGCAGTTATTACACCTTCCAATTCTACTTTCTTTTTAGCAGGTGATATAGGTGTTGTGTACGTACGTCCTGATATGCTCAAGGATAACGTACTTGTACACGAACTATATCACTACTGTCAATGGGAAAGAGCAGGTAAGAAACCTGCTAAGACTTGGGATGAGTGGAGACACAGAGAGGAGGAGGCAGCAAAGATAGAGGATATCTATCTTAACTTAAAGTAGTTACTTCTTACCGTTGATGAGGTCAAACAAGGCTCGTACTTTCTCCTCTAGTACACTGAGCCTTGCGCTGACCTCTGCCTTCCAAGTAATACCTAAGAAGATTACGATCACAAGACCTGAGAGTATCTCCCAGTATGTCGTGATAAAGTTCTCCATTAACCAACAACCCATTCATACGTAGATAAATCATCAGGAGATAATTCAAAATGTCCTGTATCATGTAGAGGTCTTTTACTATAAGCGTTTTTATACTTAGGGTCATAACCTTTTTTATTTTGATTACCCTTCCTGTTTACTTCAACCTCCCACTCAAGAGGGCTTTTAGTAGAAGTATCTATACCTTGTTTCTGAAGCTCTTTCATCATAAGCTGTCTTTGGTTATTAACATAACCACTATACATAGCTAACGGATTGTCTGTTGTTCCTCTTAGATTTTCCCAACTACCGCCCCATCTAAGATTAACTCCCATTTCTTCTGCTGCTTGTCTGAAAGCATTAGCAACACCTGGCATATATTTTTTAAGACCAGCCCAATCTGTTACTGTATTTCCTTGGTCATCTAAGTAAGAAATATCAAAAGCTAAACTAGAAGGATATGTATGTTTACTCTTAGATACTTTAGAAGCACCAGACGCTTTAGCTTGTTGTTGTTGTTGCGCTGATCTTCTTCCTTGAGTTATTTTAAAATCCGTAGGACTGAGTTCTAAAGCTCTTCTAGCAATAAGCTGAAGAAGTTGATTACCAGTAGCAAGTTTTTCTTCTGAAGAAGAACTAAATTGATACTGTGCTTCAGGGTCTATCCATTGAGCAGTAGAAGTATTAATTGGTTTTGCCATTGCTAGTCCTGTATTAATTAGAATAAGGGTCGTTACGCAACTTTTCTTCAGCCCATCTATCAAATTCATCCTTTGTCATCTTACTTAAATCAGGTGTGTAATCATACCTGTACTTACCAAAGTCAAACTCTGGCATGTCAGGCATAGGTAACTGACCTCTGAACATAGCAGGTTGATAGTTCTGCATCGCAGGTGACTGCATGTTAGGACGCTTAACTCTAGGAGTCATTAAACCTTCTGGTAAATACCCAGGTGTAGTGAACGCAGGTAATCCTAAGTCTTGTCGCTCAGGCATACGAGGTTCAGGAGCTACAGGTGGTTGTCCATATAGTCCATCATACCTAGCCAAAAGATTTTCAATAGTAGTATCAAGCGTAGGCTTCTCTACCATAGGATTCATAGCAGGAGGTGTAAACTCATTAGGTCCAGGAATAGGTATTTTTCTTTTTACTGGAGACATGTCAGGACTTGTAGGTATAGGTACCTCTGTTTCTGCTGGAAGCCTAGGAGGAAACACAGGACTCTCAACAAGAGGTAAAACATCTCTAGGCATTTCCCTATTAGCAGGTGCTGGTGGTGTTATCTCTCTTCTAGCTGGTGGTCTAGCAGACTGAGGAGTTGGAGCAGTAGGAGGATTAAACAAAAAACCAGAACCAGGGTCAATGTAATTCTTTCTACCTACATCATAAGTAAATTCATACTCAACATTACTAGGAGTAGTCATAGCCTTTTTAACTTGACGTTCTTCAATAGGTGCAGGAGTTTTTCTAGGTTCTGCTTGAGTAGTACCTATGCCTAACATCCTAAGCCTATCCATTATACTAGCCATTACTCTTCACCTCTTTGTATTTTTTGAATTGCTTTTCTATAGTTCTTATCATATTGTTTTTCAATACCACCGCCAAACCAGTAGTACATAATCTGACCTACGACTGGTAAATCTCTAACAACTCCAGTATCTAATCCTTCTTCACTACCTACACTCATGACCAGTTTACCTGCACGATCAATACTTTTTACTGGAGGCATAAACAAAGAAGATGCAGCAGTAACTAGTTCACCTTGCTTAGCTTTTTTCCAAGCCCACTCTGAACCACCATACATCTTTAATAAGCTAGTGCTCCACTTATCCCATAAGGTTTCATCTTCAATTTCTACGTCTTGTCCTAGGTACTTAAACAAATCTTTAACTTCTTCAATAGCCATGTTAGCTGTTGGTACTATTGCAAAATAAGAGATAAGATTCTTTAGTGCTTGCTTCTTCATTGCTGCATTATTTGTCCTAACTCCTTTTTGATATAGGTTGAGAGTTTTCTTTAAGCCTGTTGATGCTTGACGTATAGCAAAAGTTTTTAGACTATACATTACTCTACCATTAGGAGCTAACAACCACTGCAAAGGCATCTCAGATAAAGAGATAGGTTGTGCATCGGATAGCTGATCCCATACAAACTTCTTTACATTATCTGTAATAACTTCATTCTCTAAGTCAGCTATTAACTGATCTGTTTCATCACCAAATACTTCTCTGTTCTGCTCAGCTAGTTTAAGTTTACCTGCTTTAGTCTTAGCTAGTTTCTGTGCTCTTCTTAGAGAAGCACCAATAAAAACATTTTTACCGAATCTGTCCATAGTTCTGAAGCCAGAGTAAGTAAACATGTTGTGCATGTTTAAAGCCCACTTCTTTGAGTTAGTAAACTCTTCTGCCATCACATCTTCTAAGCCCAAGTCTTTAGATGTTAGTTGTTTCTTTCCTCTAGTTACTGAGTTAAGAAGCTCAGCCATCGTATCTCCTACTCCATTAATCCACATTGAAGTACCAATATCTCCTAGCTGAATAACAGCAGAGAAAGGATTAACAATCGTAGTAAGATAGCTTAAGTTTCTTGCACCGACAGACCAAGAATGACCTTTTTGTTTACCTGCTAGAAAACGTGCTTTAAGAATTTCTTTAACAGTCTTTAGATCATCTCCTGTTATTCCTTCTTTAGCTAGTATTTCTCCTACTGATCGTGACTCTATAAAGTCATCATCTAAATCATAAGAACCAATGTCTTTATTCTTACCAAAGAAAGCTCTCTCTTCAATATTAGATGTACCAAACCTAATGTACTGCTCTAATGCTGTGATAGGATCTTCATATTCATCTAGTATGTCATCAGTAACTTCAAGTATCTTTCTTTCTTTAGCTGATCTAAAACCACCACTAGGCATTAAGTCAGGTCTGTTTGATATAATAGAATTAATTATCTTAGCTTCTTCTCCCTCTGTTATATCCTTAACATCTATACCTTTTTTCTTAGCATATATTGCTTTAGCTTCATCAAGAAGGTCTTTGTTTTCTACACCTAATTTATTTCGTAGCTTATCTAAATCTTTAACTACCCTAGGAAAGTAGTCAAGCATACGATCAAACTCTACACCAACAGAATTAAATTCATCAGCCATCTCTGATAAAACTTTAGAAACTTCATCTAAAGATGAACCTTCAACATCAAGACCAGCGTTCTTAAATACTTGCTTAGCTGCGTGATGGTTCTGATTACTTAAGTATTTAGCAATTAATTTTTGTTTATCAGGAGTTAATAAAGAATAGTTCTTTATGAATGGATTAACTCTGTCTAGTCTATTAGCTATTTTTTCAGCAGTAAGACGTTCAACATCACGCAGTCTCCCTGATAATCTAGGACTAATTTTATAAAGAGTGTTAGAGATAGGCTCAAGAAGTCTTGAGAGTAAAGGAAACTTTAGACGAGAGATAGCATCTAGTCCTTCTTTGCTAACTAAATCTCCAAGAGCAGCTTCACTGTTTGTAGGTATAACAAGATCATCACCAGCTATAGCCACTGCTTCAACAAGCTCATCTTGTGTAAAACCTGTTTGTTCTAATATAATTTTATTTAGTTCAGAGTTATCTACTCCTTGGGCTTTAGCGTTATGCACTACTTCATTAATTTTATCAACCTTAACTTTGGCTTGTTCGTACTCTTCTTTCTTAGCGTTGAGTTTCTTTTGTTTTACTTTTGCGTACTGTGCACCAATACTTTTACCTACACCATAAAGAGCACCACCACCAGCAGCAGAGATAACTGCTACTTTAATGTTACGTTCTGGGTCTATCTCTCCTGTTTCTACATACTGATCTAAGGCATCACCTACTGATCCTAAAACAGCAGAGCCACCTAGTGCCCATTTAATTCCATGACCAAAAGGAACTGCACTAACAGGATCAAGTATCTCTCCTGTAATAGTAGCTAGTGTTTGTGCCCAAGGATCTAAACGATCAGACTCTAGTACGTCAGCATACATTGCATCTTGAGTAGCTTTGTATTTATTATACAAATATTCTCTTCTTTGATCTGGAGATTCCATAGCAAGTATCTGATCTCTGTCAGCATCTGTACTAAAGTAAGTAGCTATTGGCAGATAACTCTCCATAAGAATAGCAAAGTCATCAGTAAATGATGGTTCCTTTGTTGCTTCATAAGCAAACTTCCTAGCAGTAGAAGGTTCTTCAGCAACAACACTACTAGGATCTAAGTCCCTTACGTTCTTACCTTCAAATACTTTTGCCATTTACTTAAGCTCTCTTTCGTACGTGATCCTACCATTAGCATCTATTAATATTTCAAATACTCTGCCATCTGGTGTCTGTCTTATTTGTCTTGTTGTTGCTCCTTGAGGCAACACTTCACTTAGTCCACGCTCTTGAGCTTGTTGTGTTTTAATACCTGTTCTCGGTTTAGCTACTGATACTTCTGTTTGAGTAGAGTCTGCACTTGGGTTATACTTCCAATCACCAAAATAATTTGAAGAAGGAACAATAACACCTTTCTCAATCATTTCATTGTAGGCTTGTTGCTCTGCGTCAGACATCTCTAAAGCACCTCTAGATTCATTGACTATACGAATAGCTCTTTCATAAATGTCTTGTGCTACCTGATCTTTAACGTCTACATCAAAGCCAGATTCTTTTAAGAATTTACTTCTTAGTCTAAGTTTAGTTGATGCTTTAGCTTCTGTTGTTGGTTTAAGCTCACCTGCTTTTCTTATTTTACTAAAGTCAGTAATTTCTTCTCCTGTCGTAGAGTTAAAATATCTATTACCTCTTTGCTCTACATTAGAAATAGAACCATCTGCATTAACTACTCTGTAATCCGTAGGCTTTGTTGTTCCATATTTAAGCTGCATCTCTCTTTCTTTAAAGTCTCGTGCGTAAGCAGCAGTAGCTAAACTTGTAGCACGATCAGCAAAATACAATGCTTCTCTAGCTAGACCTGCATCTTGAAACTCTTTTGATAGTTGAGATACTTTTGCAGGATCGCTTAAATCATCAACACTTGTATTACCTAGTATCTGTCTAATCTTAATAGACTGAGCTAGTCTAGGATCTTGCATAGGAGCAGGACCAAACATACTACCTAAACCACTAGCTATGTTATAACCAGCTTGGTAAAACTGCTGTGCTAAAGGACTAGACTGCATAGCTAACCCTTGTTGTAGTTGTTGTTGTCTACGTGCAGTATCTTGTTGCTGTTTAGCGTAAACAATCTCTTCAGCAGTTGGACCAAATAAAGATGCAATTGAACTAGACATAATTAACCACCCCAAATAGGTATTGTATTTTGAACTGTTGTTGTTCCGCCTATTGTTCTACTTTCAATAGGAGCAGGAGTAGCTCTAGGGTAAGCTGCATCTAACCAGTTTTGATACTGTTGGTTCTGATAATACTGCTGACCAAGATTAGCTATACCTTGACCCATACCAGCCATCTGAGCAGCCCTAGCCTGAGCAGCTTGTGACTGTAGCGCACCAGCAGCAGCTTGACCGCCTTGCAGAATCTGTCCTGCAGTACCGCCAAACTGAGAAGTCTTAGCTCCTAGTGCTGCACCAATCTGCATTGGGTCTTGAGCAGTCTGCTCTAGTTGACCTGCCAAACCAAACTGAGTCTGGAACGGTGACAATGCAGCTTGCTGTGTCTGATAACCAGTACCTAACAAACCAGCACCTTGACCAAACAATCCTGCAGCTTGTGCTGCTCTACTTGCTACAAGCTCTGGAGCAGCAGCAGCTATTCTTTCATTTCTTCTCGCTCTTGATTCAGCTAATGCTTGTAGCTCTGGTTGTCCTCCAGTGCCCACACTAAGCCCACCACGACCACGACCAAACACACTAGCTGCTAATCGTTGTTCTTCTTCAACGTCATAAGGACGCAATAGAGCCATCTGCTCTGCTACGACTTGTTCTTGACTTTGAGGTACATACTGCTGTCCTAAAGAGAATAAACCTTTAGCAGCTTCTTCAAACTGTGGTTGATATGTAGCAGCACGTTCAGCTTGTTCAAGACTAGGTTGATAGATTCTAGCAAGTTGATCTTGTAAGGCTTGTAATTCAGGAGTAGCTTCGTAAGAGTAACCACTTAGACGACCACCAGTAAACTGAGGTGTAGCTGTTCCAAACCTAGTAGTAATACCTACTGGTCTAAATCTAGCTTCTTCAGCAGCAATCCTAGCAGCTTCAACCTGTGCTGCTGCTTGCTGATTCATAGCTGCAGCTTGCTTACTAGCTGCTCGGCTTCCCATGATACCGCCAAGAACTTGACTCCCTCCTATGACTGCTGCGGTTGCGTCAGGCATCTCTAAACTCCTTCATATATTCTTCTAATTTTTCACCATACATTTTAGCTACATAGTCTGCTACATCAGCAGCTACTTTGTAACCATGAACTAAACGAACTACCTCTAGAATTAAATCGTAATAAGCTGCTCTCCACATATAACTCTTAGATAGCTCTTCTTTATTGTCTTCTAGTTTGTTTGCCCCTATCCACTTCAATACCATGTTTGACATCACAGGTAGTAAAGCATAAGCGTTGGTTCTAAAAAAAGGATTAGCTGGCATGTTGACTAACACCTGATAAATAACTTTTTCTTTTTCTTTAGGATCAACTTCATCATCGTCTCGCCAATCATCTAGTCCTTGTATTACATCCCAGTAATCTAACAACCAGTCTTGAGCTTCAAGAGGTAGTTCTAAATTGTTAAAATGCATAGCTAAATCTTTAGTCATTAATTACCATTTTCCTAACGGACATTGATTTTGTTCAAATTTAACTTTTAATTTAATAACACAACCACACTTAGTACAAACACCTAACTTATTCTTTTCACAATCTCTACATACTTGTTTACGTTTTAGCTGTTCATTCTCTTCTGTTAACTTAGGCATTAAGACCATGAGAATACAAGTCCTCCATCAGACGCATCACCACCGTTACCTGTACAGCTACCGCCTGATCCACCTTGTCCAAATCCTGTACCATTAGTTAAACCAGGAGTTCTAAAGTCAGAGCCACTATAATAAATACCACTTCTAGATGGACCTCCTGCTCTTTCATACAAAGTAGTAGCTCCACGTTTAACGTAAGTATAACCTCCAGGACTACCAATTCTTTGAGGTGCTTGAAAAGCCCAACAACAACCTCCTGCTCCGCCTGCACCTATAATAACTGTAAGTGTTTCTCCAGGTGTTACAGAGAACGATTGAGGTGTTGTGTACGCTGATCCTGCATATCCTGGTACACCTGAGTGACAGTCACCAGAGTGATAACCAGATGGACCACCTCCACCGCCTCCAGACATCTTGTCTAAACTTAGACTGTAAATACCACCAGGAACTGTAAATGAATAAGTACCTGCTGTATCATAAGTCTGAGTACCCGCAACAGGAAATGCTTTTTTCCATATTCCGTTTTGCTGCGTATGTACTTCTAATACAGTTTTCCAAGTCCCTGAATCTTTAACATAGATTTCAAGAGCTTCTTTAAACGTACCAGAATTTTTAACGTAAATGCTCATGCTACTTTGTACCAAACATCTCCGTCTGATCCACCACTAGGACTAGCAGTTGATACTGTTTTAGTACCAGTAGCATTAGAACCTACGGTATGTCCTTCTACTGTTGATGATGTAATTGTTAATCCTGATGCTGTACCTCCTGTTA